GGGTATTTTGTAAAAAAAAATTAACGCATTATAGTAAATATGAATTACCTGTTAGCTTTCACACTAATTGTCGTTGTGTTTCTCTTGATGACTAAACACGAGGGTTTCACGGAAGCTTTTGGTCTCTCAGGGCATACGAAGCCAGTTTCCCCAATCAAACTTAATGATCCCAGACCAGACCTTTCTAAGTACCAAAAAGTTGAAGCAGTTGTGGATAATGATAGGATAGAAGAGTTTGTTCTCCAAGCCAATCATGAAATTTCTAAACGTACTGGTCTCTGTACGTACATCATCGAGACTACATCAATCACAAAATACCGTGGAGATGATAAGGATATATACGAATGTGTCTTTATGACTATAAAGAAGGATGGTTTCTCATTTGGTTTCTCGATTGTTGCAACATTTGAGATCGAGAATGAGATTGTTCGTCTCATATCACTACGCAGCCAGCCCCTCGGTGTCCAGGCACCAGATGATATCACACCATTCGTAGAGGGTTCGGTAGGTAAACAGTTTATTGATTACAACATTGTCAAAGAAAGTGCAAACCCAACTAAGAGTGAGTTTGATTCCTTAAAAAATAATTTGAAGACATTATAATGTAATGTTGAGTATCAATGATGTGACGAAAATTGATGACAAGAGAAAGCAACTCCGTAAAGAAATCTATATGAAGATTTATGAACAATTTTCTACTAAAATAAAACAAATTGTAGAACTTGGTCATAAACAAATTTTCTTAACTGTTCCAGCATTTCTACTCGGTTATCCGGTTTTTGATCGTTCACAGGCTGCGAAGTATATTGCACGACAATTTTCACTTGGTGGTTTTACTGTACAACTTATAAGTGACCATGATATTTATATATCGTGGGTAGTGCATAAGAAGAAGAAAGATAGTGGTAAAAATGTACATGAAGAAGAGAGTGATTTTCCAAATCTCATGAATTTGAAGAAGATGGCGAATAAGTACAGACAAAATGCGTGAGAGTTAAAGTTTAAATATGTAAAACTATTATAAATCATGTCTGAACAGCTGAGTATCATGGTAGAAGCGAAAAAGGAGTATATGGGTCAGCTGTATCTCATAATGTGTCCAGCAATGATTGAGGTTTTTCAGGACATGTACGATGAATCTGTAAAACTCTCGAAGGGTCGGAAGGTTCTCATCATGTTCCAGAAACTTCTCAAGGAAGTACCAAATTGGTCTAACGCGATGTCCAAAAATCATAGTGATAATATTACCAGTCGGTGTGCATGGTTCAGTGATTTACTTGCCGCTGTATTCGTCGCATGTACTAAAATTCTTTCCGCTGTTCGTCTAAGGGCGGACAATAAGAAAATTTCTCTAAAACTCCCAACTGAAGAGGTATTCATTCAGACCTGCTATAACAACGTGGCGAAAGATTTGTATAAGGATCCTTACATTTTCACAGAAGAACAGAGTGAATATGTGCGTGACGAGAAACTCACCACTCGTTTTTCAACCGCCATTGAAAATACTGTTAAGGAACTCATTCCTGTGCAGCAGATTCTTCAGACCTATATGTCTCAGGACACGCGTGATATTTCACTTGATAATGAGATCCATGATGGTATTGACCCAGATGTGATTGATGAAAATATGATGGAACCTGAACCGGAACTTGAACCTGAACCCGAACCTGAACCCGAGTCTATGTGTGCATCAGAACCCGAACCAACTGGTCTCGAGAATGAATTCAAAACTGTACCAGGTGTACATGCACCCGAACCGGTGCCCACTTTTGATGCAGAGCCCCAGCCTGAACCACATGTTGAGGAAGAAGATGATGTTCTATTCGGGGATGCACCAGAACAGCGTACAAAAAAAGTTGGTTATAATTAAATGGAACTCTCCGATTATTTGCGCGACCCGGTATATGCCGCTATCATCGCGGGTGGTATCACCGCGGCGTACATTCATCTGAAGGCCCATCTTAATAATGAGGGTAAACTAGAACTCAATAAATATACAAAACCAGCGGCACTGAATGCTATTCTCGTATTCTTTATTGTGTCTGGTGGTGTAGGACAGAAAGAAACTATTTCTACTGACCCTTTCTAAACTTAAAGATTAAACCAATATAATAAGAAAATGGCGTCCGTTACTGCGTTTAACGATATGATGGGTCAATTTCTTGTGGAATTGCACAAGACTTTTCCAGAGGAAAAAGGCATTAAGAAAATGATGACTTCATTCGATATTTTGAAGTCAACCAATCCTCGTCTCGTTGTGGATGCTTACATGAAAGGTGTAACACCATACGCTGATAAGATTTCATCCAAAGATGAAACATTTCTTCTCGAGGAAATTGATACGATCGATTTCTTGAAGGATCTCAATATCAAGTCATATTGGGAGCAGATGTCCGAGAATACACGGGCGGCGACATGGCAGTATCTTCAGACACTCTACATGCTTGGTACAACGATTACCTCGATCCCCGATGATACTCTCAAAATGATCGAAGGTATCGCCAAGGAATGTGCTGATAAGATGCAAAATGATGGTGGTGGTATTGATCAGGACGCACTCATGAAGATGATGGGTGGAATGCTTGGTAACCTCCCCAAAAAATAAACCTCAACTTATATTAAATGAAAGCTTGGTTCGACGATCCCCAGCAACTCGTTAGGTCGGATCAGATTACGCAGTTCTGGCCGACAAATGAACAAACCCCAGTGGATCGTATTAATGCAGCCTCCCGTTTTATTATTTATGCGTCGTGTATGATTTATCTCATTCGTCGTGACGCTCGTATATTCGTTTTAGGGGCGACCGTCCTTTCCGTGATATATATTCTTTATAAGTCGAAAATGATTGATGAGAGCTATGGTTTTAGCATAGATAATGAAAAATGTCAGATGCCAACTGTGGATAACCCTATGGCTAATGTTCTCATCACTGACTTTACAGATGCCCCTAATCGTCTAGAAGCCTGTTACTATTCAAGTGTAAAACCTACGGTACAAAACTTAAACGGAAATCGAGTTCCATTTGATTCTGGTCGTTCCCGTTCCCCATTACCCAAGTATATGAGGAATGCAGTTGAGCGTCAGTTTGTATCGAATCCAGTCACTGATCTAGCCGGTGACCAAACAGGATTCGCTGAGTGGTTATATGGACCCAAGAATGGTCCCATGTGTAAGAGTGATACCCAATTCTGTAATCCAAATGCACGTGGTGTCCAACTTGAGGCGTTCGCTGGTCTTGGTGGGGATGGGGACGTCAGGGGACCTAGAGGTGGTGGTCGTGTGCGAGGGGGTGGAGGAACCTATAGTTAGATTATATTCTCATGTAATAATAAATGGCGTATCAGCTCCAACCTGGCCTTTCTCGAGTTCAAAACAAGGGTGCCATTCCTTCAGTAAAAGCAACCGATGAAGTTTTTGTATATCCTCAGCCCAGTACTCTCAACTGTGGTGGATGTCGCCCAAACACCATGTTGTATGGAACTGCCCCATACATGGCTGGTAAGGGATCTCCAGCCCAGTACATCGACACAAGTGATCAACTTCGTCCCCAATCGACTTCCCGTTTCAACAAAACTATAGTCCAGACGTATGAACGTAAACTCTTCCCATTGAACGACACAAAATGTATGGTGCCTCTCCGGACGATGCGATATGAACCCGCGAGTACCCGTGCCGAAGTTCAGAATGGTCTCTTTCAGCAAAGGTATGTTAATAAAAATGTTAATAAGAAGTAAGAATGGCTGATCCCATCTCACTCATGGCTGTAGCCGGTCTCGTGTATGCCGGACGAACTTTGAGTACCAGATCTCAACCACCTAAAGTGGAACAGAAACGACCACGACCAGTGGTAGAGGCTACCGTAGAAGTCGAAAATGAAAATTTCGAACCAGCTATTCAGGTTCCTCATAAGATGGAGATGGAGAGTTTCGCTGATATTTCCAAGCAGCGGAGAAGTGGTGGTCAAGAGGTTCTCAACATGCGCAACCGCATGTATGATAATGGTCGTATGAATAACCTCTCCCCCGTGGAGAAGCAACTTGTCGGTCCAGGTCTTGGTGTAAGTGCTGATACACCCGCAGTTGGTGGGTATCAGCAGATGTTAAGGGTCAATCCTGTGAATGTTGGGGCGTATAAACTCACGACACTCCCCGGACGTACTGGTCCAGCTGCTGATATCACTGGTGGTCGATCTTCAACTATTGGTGAACTTACACACAATAAACCCGAAACAACCGCACACCTCCCTTCTCGACTACCCACCATGCCTGGTCGTGCTCAGGGTATGTCTGGTGTTGTTCCCCGTAATGAGCATGAAAAGACCAAGAGGACGACCAATCGTTCAGAAACCGGCCTTCGTACAGATGGACTTGGGTTCAATGGTGCGAAGCGTTTCATTTCTGCACAGACAATGTCGCAAGATCCTACACGTTTCAAGAGCGACCGTAACGATGAACAGTACGCGTACTACAACCAACCCGCTCCAGGTATCCACAGTCACCATGGTGCGTACACGAATAGCGCTGCTGCTCAGGTCACCGCGAAGACCAATGAGGAACTCATGAAGTATGGTTTCCGCCCAGAAGATCGTCGTGGTAAGCCTAACCGCATGGGTAACGCGGGTCGCATGAACGTTCGTGAAAGTGCTCTGAAGCAAGGTGGTCGTCTTACCACCGTCCGATCTGATACTACACGTGTCGATGGTCGCGTGAATGCTGCGAATGGTGGTTGGACGCAGCAGTACAACCAGAAGCCATTCCACCAATTCAATGCGTACAAGGGTCATGAGAACCCTAACACCCAATCCCTCGATATCGCGAAGCGTCAGCTCCAGAACAACCCACTTGCCCATTCCCTTTCCCATTAAACATGTAGGTCATAGATAAAAACATTCATTAAAATAGTATACATCTATTTTAATGAAGGTTCATAACCTATCCATCGATAGTAATCAGCGTGATTTGAGTGTATATCCCAAATCTAATAACTATGTCATTACGTTAGAAAATCCCATATATGACGTCGAGGAGATACGACTTATGTCTGCACGTATTCCTACACCTCAATCACCTTCACCAAATTCTTTAATTCTT